TAATGATGAATTATAGGATACTGCAATCACTCTATTGCTTTGGCTTTTACCTAATACCCATGCAGCAAAGTTAATTAAGCTAAATGATTTACCATGTCTTGGAGGCATATTAACCATTACCCTTTTAATAGGATTACCATCAGCATCCTTTACTTTGCCCTCATAAATTGCTTGTAATGTATCTGATAAAGTCTTTAGATGTGCTTTATCATCTGTAAAGAAATCTGGATAAAGGGCCTTCTGGAAATGCCAAAAGGATTTCTTTGCTGCTGTTATCTTAGCGTATCTCCTTATCTCCTTATTTGTCATCTATCTTAATGATCTTAGAATCTTCATTAGCTTCTCCCATAGATGTTTCTACCCATATATTATACTCTGTACATTCAGATTTAAAAAGGGAGATTTCAGTATTCTCCCCTTCCTTCCATACCCTCCAGTATTCAAATATTCTGGTCTGCTTATTACCATCATAATCCAAAAACTCAATCTCATAAGTTCCAGAATCAATTAGGTATTGATATATAATCTCTAAGTTCATCATCCGACAAACGAAAGATACTCATAATTTTCTATACTTAGTAAGTCTTTATTGATGATTGATTCTGATCCATCATCCTTTCTGATCACTTGGAAGATCTTTGATTTAAAAGGATTAGTTTCATCCTTAACAAATCTACAAAAGCAATTAAGTGTATCCCAGCTAACTGGCTTTAGTGTATTGGCTTTCTGCTTTGCATCATCCATGCTATCAGCATATACTACCATTCCTTTCATAATACCTCTCACTCCATTACTAAATACTATCCATTGTTCCATAAGTCCTATTGTTTTTAGTTATTGATACGGCTAATCTATAAAAAAGTTTTATAAATTCCTATAACTTCTTCCTAAAAGATAAAATTATGATTGCTAAATAGACAGAGAAAGGTCTATGATAATACTCTTTTCCTTTAAGTATTGCCATCATTAAAGCTGGTTTATTAGTAGTAATAGCATTAATCAATATCTTCAGATGTATCATCATCATTCAATTTTGATAATTTCTCCAGCTGTTCTAAAGTAAGTCCTTCAAATGGATTAGTAAATGATCCACCATTATTAGTGATATCTTTAGTTTCTATATATCCTCTCTTTCTACCTTTTGTCTTTAAGTAGAAGATTGTGGATGTTGGAATCTTATCTTTTATCTGCTCATGCAAGGATGATTCAGCAAAATCTAATGCAACATTATCAATCTCTTGCACTTGCTTGGCAAACTCTTCATCTTCCTTTAGCCAAGTATAATACTGAGTCCTTCCAACCTTTGCTAATTTACAAGCCTTAGTAACAACACCAAGCGTTTTCTCCAATGCTTCTAATATTGCTTTTTTATGATGTTCAGTTCTGTTTCCCATTTTCAATATTTACTAATACGTAATATTCCTTCAATCTGTTTAGGAATCTCTTATAAAACTGCCTCATTTCAGCCCCTAAAAATATAAATTCTTGATAGCTTTTATCAGTAAATATAGCAATAATTCCTCTATCAATCATTATTCCTTGCTCAAGTAATGCCCCATAGTAAGCCCCAATCTGTAACTTATAATCTTCAATGTACTCTAATTTCTTTGGCTTAGAGGCCGTTTTAAAGTCATTGATGTAGGTAATACCATTTCTAACCAGTATAGCATCATAACGGCCTTCATAGCAGTATTTTTCAGATACTACTTGCTGTTCTGTACTTTTGATAGTGTAAGGCTCTAAGAAGTCATCCAAGAGGGCATTATTAGATTGGTTTTGATCTGCGTATAATTGTACATTTTGATCTAATAATCTACCTCTCTTGAATGCTTCTTGTATAATCCTATCAGCTTCAGCCTCACCAACTGATGCTCTCCAAGATTCTAAGCCTTTCTTATCCTTAGTTTTACCTAATATTTTAGTCACTGATGGGTACATCTACAATTGAATCTTTTTCTTCTTGTGTTAATACTTCCAATAGATAGCTATATCTAACTGGTTCATACTCATTAACTGGCATACAAAGCTGATCTTCATAGATGTAAGCCTCTGATACAGAATCCCAACAATCAGCAGAATATTTAAAACCATCCACTCCAATTTTTGAAATCATGTGTAGATGAATCCTTTCTTGCAATTCATTGAATCCAGCTGTATTTTCTTGTGTAAATAATATTGCTTTCATGTTAGTAAATTAAATCTCCGTAATAAGTATTCATCCAATCAGAAATCTGTCCTACTTGTGTAGCATCATGTAAATCTCTGTATAATAAAGTAATACCAAAATCAATAGAACCAGTTCCGTATGTATGTCTATTAAACATTAAATCAAAAGTAGTAGATTGATTTCTTGCAGTAATATCTACAGATGCAATTTGACTACCATTTTCATACACTCTTAATAATTGTGCTGTTCTATCAATTACATAGGCTCTTACTACGGTATTTAGTGTAATTGTTGTACCAACAGAAGTTAATCCACCATTATCTCCAAAAAATACAGTACCAGCACCCCAATCCATTATAGTATTATTACCGCTAGAATGTTTACCAAAAATAGCATTAGAACCAGTATTTGCTCTTTTATGTACAGAATAAGCTATAAACGATTCACTTGCTGTAAATACATAGTTTTCTGATAAAAACATATTATCATTACTTGCTTTATAATATGATGCCTTACCATTAGGTAATACAGTAGTTTTATATTGCATCTGTTTAGTAGCATTAGATTGTTCTATATACTTACCACTTTCAATAACAAAATTACCTTTTCTTACATAATCTCCATTAACTGCTAATGTAGTTCCATCATCAGAATAAGATTCAACATCTGGATTATGATATATCTCTAATGCAGTAGTAATAGGAGGATTATCACCACCACCACCACCAGAAGTAACTGGATCATTAGCAATAATGCTAACACCACCACCAGCTGGAGTACCTACGTTTAAAATATTATCTCCCTTAATCATATTATAATAATTCTCTTGCTACAATCTTACCAGCAACTCCAGATTCTGCTATTACTCTGATCTCTTCAGTAGTAGCAATATAAGCTGATGCATCAGCAATAATTAAAGAATCATCTGCTTCAGTAGCATCACCACTTCCAAAAGAGATATATGCTTTCTTATCAGATAAATTTGAAATCCATACACCCTTTCTATCTGGATTCGCTGCTACTAATTGCTGAGATGCATTAGATGCAGTTACAGATGCCTTAGATGATGCTGTAGATACATCTGTTAACTCTTGACCAGTACATTCTTGATATAGCCTTTCAAAAGCTGCTTGAGAATAAACTGATCCAGATTCATCTTGAATCTCTGCAATTGGCTGTACATTGTACTGCACTTGAGTACCTAATGTAATGTAATATGAAGTATCTGCTGCTAATTTCTTTTTAACATATACATTAGATGCATGCTCTTCATGATATAAACCAGTAACTGAATCTTCAATTACTACATAATTTCCTTTTCTAAAAAATTTAATGTTTGCCATTTCTACTTATTTTGTGATAATATTAATTCTAATCTGTTTCTTTGTATATCTACCTTTCTTATATACTTAGTATCTTCTGTTAAGTAGCTTTGTATAATAGCCACATAATAGTTCCAAGTTTCAAAGAATGGTACATCATTATGGTTTTCTAAGATAAATATATAATCTCCATAGATATACTCACCTCTTTTTACGGTAACTCCACCCTTATTGTTCATAAAATCTGTGAGAGTCAATAAATTTTTAAGCATTGGTAATATTGTTTATTAGTGTTTTAAAATCTTCTTTTGTTCTAATGATGTGATATTCAAAGCCATTATGTAGCATATTTAGCATCCATTTCTTCTGTATTTCTTGTTGCTTTCCATTTGGTGTTTTCATCTCAATAAAGAATGCTCTACCCTTAAAGTAAAATGTAAAATCAGCCCTACCAGGCTGTACTCCCATTGCTTTATTCTTATTGCCTTGTATAGCATTAGCAGAATTATTAAGATTGTAGCAAAGCAATCCTCTGTAATCTGGAAATGTATTGTGAAACCATGTATAACATGATGCTTGGATTCTATCTTCACTACTTGAAAACTTTGAATCTATTTTTGTTTGCATATTCAAAACCTTTTTTATACCCCATTAAAGTACAAAAAATTCTGGCTTCTTCAATATCCTTTATATTGTGTAAAACCCAAAATGGAGATATTACCTTTGCTTTACATAGCAATACCTTATCTTTTAAGTCTTGATCTAAAATATCATTTCTTGATAACTCTTTTAACTCAGCTATCTTTTTAGTTAACTTCTCTTCTGGTGTTTCCTTAAACTCATGGCCACAATAACCACATTCTTTAGCAGAAGCTGGTAGGAATGATTCACATATTGGGCATTCTTTTATTGGTGCTACACCTTTTGCTTTTCTTTTCTTCTTTAGATCCCATATTCTTGGAGATTCCCAGAAGTTATGCCTCTTGATATTGTTACCAAAATCAAGTAAGATGAATGATTCTTTGTTAGTAGTAATTCTTGATCCCCTTCCAACCATTTGTAGGAAAAGAGGAAGGCTTGTTGTGGCTCTGTATAGAATAACCGTTTGTATATCTGGGCAATCATATCCAGCAGTTAATATTCCTACATTGATTAGGATTAGTGTTTCATTAGATGGTGCTTGTTCAAATGTTTCTAAGCAGTAATCATTCCATTCCTCTGATTTATTAGAATGCACAATCAAGCAGTTAATACCTTTCATATCTAATTCAGCATAAAGCCTCTCAGCAGATTGAATACTTGATGCAAAGCAGATGGCTTTAGTATTATTGGAATGCTTAATATAATTCTCAGCTACACCATCATAAATTCTATTCTCATCATACATCTGGCCCAAAGATTTACCATTGAAATCTCCAGCAGTCTTTTTTACATTATCCAATGGTACATCTATACCAAATGTTCTGCACTTGGATAGCTTACCAATTTTTAGTAGATCAATTGTATCTATATCTTGGATGATATCTTGATAATATACATCCATAGAAGATTGTTGACCAGTTCTAAATGGTGTAGCAGTAGCACCAATAACAAAGGTATTATAATTGAAGTATTCAAATAGCTTCTCAAAACAAGTTTTATGGGCCTCATCAATTACTATCATTGTACAAGATTCAATAAAGGCCTTGTAAGCCTCTCTTCTTCTGTACAGCGTTTCTACCATTGCAACGGTGCAATTGGTGTTTGTTATCTCCTTAGTATCTGCTGTAATATGCTGTGGCTCAATTCCAAAATGATGGAATGATGAGGTAGCTTGATGCAGTAGTTTCTTCCTATCAGTTAATACAAGCACCTTACCACCTTTCTTTATGTGCTGGGCTATCATATAGCTAAACATCACCGTTTTACCAGCACCAGCTACGTAGGGGCACAAAGAACAATCCTCTTATTCCCAGATAGAAAGGATTCCCTTAGTGCCCCGATTAATTTATTTTGATATGGATATAATTGGATCATTTTAATTTATTCCTCATGTGCTTTATGTTATAAATAGTATTCTTATCTCTTTCTTTAAAAACACCATGAGCAAAAGCATGTTGCATATTTTCTTTATTAGATAACCATTCTAAATTATCAACCATATTATTGGTTTTATCTAAATCTTTATGATTAACTGTTTTTTTATTTTCTGGATTTAAAATCCAAGTTTCTGCAACTAATCTATGTACCGTTTTTGTTATTTTCTTTGATTTAATTGATAAATAAACCCTTAGATAACCTTTTTGATTTAATGATGCTTTTAGTATTGTTTCGCTAAAATTAGCCACTCTACCATCCTTATAAATTGTTTCACCCTTTTTTCTTCTTACTCTACCTATATTGCTTACTTCATAATAACCTTCATATCCGTAAGCATCTTTCCATTTTTCTTTCATAAAGTAAAGATAGGGTAAAACGGTAAGACATCCAAATTAGCAACTAACTGCTCTTGATATGGATATAATTGGATCATTATATCTCACTTTTTAATTGCTCAATC